TTAAAGATCATAGACGCAGAGATTTCGATAACCTTATGTTAACGCCAAAATTAGTGAATGATGGATTTGTGAGTGCTAATGTGTTTATAGATGACTGTGGTGAATATTTAAAGTTAGAGTTTAATCCATTTCAATATGATAAATTGAATCCTAGAGTTGAAATGTTATTAGAGTGGTAAATATATAAATAATTTAATCAATTATAGAACTCAGGCACTTCATTAATATGAGGTGCTTACTTTGTGTGATTGATTAATTGGTTACACAGTAAACAGACTAGGGTAGCTCCTGAAAGTCACAAGTCCTAGTGATTGTCTGTTTATTACTTTTTATATGTTAGGACAAATAATATGAAGGACGGTGTTGTAATAATGGGTAAAAAGAAAACACAAGAAGAAGTAAAAGAAGTTATAGAAAAAGAAAATTATGTTTTATTATCGGAATACACAGATGCACATGGAATTTTAATTACTCAATGTCCAAAGAAACATATTTATCCTGTATCATATAGTAATTTTAAACAAGGCAAAAGATGTCCAGAATGTGCAGGAAATAAAAAACATAAAGGAGAATTCATTTTTCAAGAGTTTATAAATCATGGATTAATACCTAAATTTGATTTTAGTGATTATAAAAATGCAAAGACATTATTACCTTTTATTTGTCCAAAACATCCTGAAAAAGACATCCAGTATGTTAATTATGATAATTTAAATCATAATAGAGGGTGTCATTTCTGTTCCATAGAAAAGAGGAAGGGTAAAACACACTATAAATGGAATAATGGAAAAACATTTTTAAATTTGTACTTAAGAGAATCTTTAGATGATTGGAAAACAAAATCTTTAGTTGCTTCTAATTATAAATGTAAATTAACTAATTATAGTGGAACAGTACAAATACATCATGTATATTCATTTAATAAGTTAATTAATGATATTTTAACAAAATTAGAATTAAATAATAAAACAATTGGTGAATATTCTGATGAAGAACTTAAACATATAGAGAGTTTATTTAAAGAACATCATGAAAATAATTTAGGGATTTGTTTACATCCTTGTATACATAGACTTTATCATAAATTATATAAAAATGATAATGATGAAATTCAATTTAATGATTTTAAAAATAGACTATATTTAGGAGAATTTAATACACATTTAAATGAAAATAAAATAACTTTGTTAAAAAAATAAAAGGAAGTGATTTAAATAATGGCAGAAGTAGCGGATAAACTACCACCAGTTACAGACGAACAATGGCAGAAGTTAAATAAATTCAATCGTAAAATTACAGAGGAGTTTTTAGAAGAATCAACCTCACTGAGCCCCAAGACAATTCGGCAATACAAATCAGCATTAATGATTTTCTTTTACTGGGTTTATGAACATTGTGATGATAAATCTCTACTAGAAATTAAAAGTAGAGACTTTCTTAAATATCAAAACTTTCTTGTAAGAAGAGGAATGTCATCTTCAGGAGTTAGATTAAAACGTGCGGCAATTAGTTCATTGAACGGATATATAATTACATATTATGAAGATGAATGGCCTACGTTTAAAAACTTCATAACTAAGAAAATTACTGCACCAACTCTTAATGATTTACATACAAAACAACCAATGAATGCAGAGGAATGGGATACGCTTTTAAAAAATCTTGAGGAGCGTGAACAATGGCAGAAAATAGCGTATTTAAAATTTACTTATAGTTCAGGCTGTCGAAGGGCAGAATCGAGACAATTGCTTAAAGAAGTTGTTAATTATCTTCCTATAATAAAAGAAAAGAAAATAAAAAATGAAGATGGTGTTGAAGAAATGAAAAATATTAAATTCTATATTACCCACGATATAAGATGTAAAGGCAAAGGTTCTATAGGTAAAATAAGAAAACTTCAATTCGATCAAGACGCTTTAGATGCAATCAATAAATGGTTAGAAATGCGTGGTGAAGATGATTGTCCTTATGTATTTGCTGTAAAGCGTCAGGGGATATACCAGTCAGCAGGTGAAGGATTATTTAATGATTGGTGTAAAGATGATTTTTCAAAAGTGATAAATAGACGCGTCCATCCGCATCAGTTGAGAGAACAACGTGCCACAAATATGGTTTTACATCAAAATAAAGATATCCGTGCAGTACAAGCCCTTCTAGGCCATGCCTCATCGTCAACTAGCGAGATTTATGTGATTAGAGATGGTTCTGAGGATGTTGAGGATGCTTTTACTGATTAATGATTTGACTGCGAAAGAGAGAAAATGGAAAGGTTTAGATAAACTTAAAACTTATTTAGATAAAGACAAAACTGAAACAAATAATAAAGTAATCACAGAAGAGGAAACAAACCCAGAATAAATTCCTCTTCTCCTCTCCTCCAAACCAAATCAAAATCACATTTCATCATATTATCCCCTCCCCAACCCCCTATACAGCAACACTTTTCAAAATCCCACACATTTGGGATTTTATTAATTTAAATAAATAATTTACATCAGATTGAAGACATTTTAAATAAAGATGTCTTTTTTGTGTTGTAAAGCACAATTTTACTAGTAGGGATAATGGAAGTCGCGATTCATTATTAAAGGTAAACTCTCCACCTTGTCCTACTAGTATTTTAATAAAAACAATGAAATGAGAGTAAATAAGAAAGAGAGATGTATTAAAAAATGATTAATTACAAAGAATTTCTAGAGAAAATGGAACTCGAAACAAAGAAAAATCATGTAATAGAAGCAGTAAATTTGACAATCAAGGACTTAGCAGAATATAATGTAATAGTACCAAATGATGGAGAATATTACAAAGGACTTAATCAATTATTGTACTATATTATGTTTTATCCAATAACATCCAAAAAAGCAATAATAAACTTTCCTACTGGATGTGGAAAATCAACTGCCATGAACGCAGGAATTTCCTATATGTTAATAAATAAAATATTACAACCATATGCAGGAACAATAATATTAAAACTTACAAAAGAAGATTGTAATGAAACTGTTAGAGAAATTAATAAGAAAGCAAAATTAGATTTAGCATACGCATTTCACAGTGGATTTGATAAAGAAAACAATAGAAAAAGAAGTGATATTCCTAACGATGAATTAAAAGAATATCCAGTAATTGTATTAACTCATAGTGGATTTCTTCATCTTATTGATAAGGATGAAGTAAATAAATTATGTGAGTGGTCTGATAAAAGAATTAATACAAAGCGTGGAAAATATAATACTTTTTATAGGGAGAGATTGATTGTGGATGAAGCTATAAATAATGTTCAATTCATGACAGTCACTATGAAGTCAATTTCTGATATGGAAAATGCTATCATGAACATGGGAAATGAAGACATTTATGATAAATTCAATGGTTTTGTTACTAAGATAAAGAAAGAATTTCTTAAACCATATGACATAAAAAAGAACAGTGTATTCTTTTGTGAATTTAACGATATTGAAGTTCCAGAGGGTCTAGATGAGTTATTTTTCTCTTGTAAAGACAAACAAGCAAAGGACTCATATATGGCAATAAGAACAATGTTAGCAACTGGTGGATATGTAAATATTCATGAGGATATCAAATATAAATCTATCATCACTTATAAATACATAGATGTTAATAATCCTTATTTCCATAAAGTAACTCTTGATGCCACATCTGGAATTAATTACTTGTATGAGATTGATGATAATTCAGAAGTAAGAGATTTGCCACAAATAAAATCATATAAGAATATGCATTTGAATATTTTCAATGGAGTTACAGGATCTTCTGCATCAATGAAAAAAGGATTAGAAGATGGTTTATTAGATGCGATCATTGAAGATATTAAAAGTAAAATAGCTGGAGATGAAAAGGTATTAATTGTAACTAATAGTGAAGAAAGAGATAAGATGATTATGGACGCATTAAAGGGATATGAAAAACTAGAGCAAATTGATGTTACTCATTATGGGAGAACAATAGGAAGTAATAAATGGAGTAATTTTGACAAAATATTTGTATTAGGAATTCAATTGTTGCCTGATGCAATATATCCATTAATGTATTTTACTAGTTCTGTAAAAGAGGACGAATTAACAGCAGAGAAATTTAACTCATTAGATACTACTCTTGTTCCAGTGAAAGGAAATAGAAAATATAAACAAAAGGAGTTCGAGAAAGTTAAAATTTCTACGATTTCTGCAATGGTCGTACAAACACTCAATAGAATAAAATGTAGAGGTTATGCCAATGGAGAAATTCCAGAAACACACGCCTATTTTATTAATAGAGACAAGGAAATAGATGCCCTTATTGCTAAAGCTATGCCTGATATTCAAATAACTTATAATTGGGGAATAGAATATAAGTCTAAAAAGAGTGGTAAACAAGTAGAGAATAAGAAAGATGTTGTTGAAACTTTAATTGAGTTCTATGAAAAAGTTAGACTTGATGAGAATTATAGAAATGAATTAGTAGAAAAGGAAATATTACTTGAACAAGGGTTGAACAAAGCAAAAGTAAAAGAATTATTAGATATAGTAAGTATTACATTTAAGAAAGCAATGAGTAAACCATTAATGTTGCAATATATCAAAGATAATAATATCGATGTTGAATCTAACAATAGATATATTAAATTTATATAAAATATAAAAGGATATATCACTATACTTATATACAGTGAGTATCCTTTTCATTAATACAGTGAATCATACTTTATAACAAAACAATTCAAAACAATTATAATTACAATCTCATGAAGTAATTTTGGGACACCAAAATTGCTGAAATGACTTCCGCAGGATAAATATCAAATCAATTATAAATATTTCATTATAAAAATAAATCATTATTATCTTATACTATGTCACAAACAACCCAACGAGAGCAAGGTCTTGTATTGCTATGTCGCAATACGCTTCTAGCCATTTCGCTATCGCTCAATGACTAGGATTGATTATTTACTTAAAATTTGTTAAATTCTAAAATGATTAATCAAATA